GGCTTCTCGTCGACGTTGGTGGTGGCCTGGTCGAACACGTCGGTGTATTCGGCGGCGTTCCAGTCGGCGAGCACGGCTTGCCGCTTGGCATAGCCGATGTTCATGGGCACCACGTCGGTCTGCGGCACGCGGGGCGTGGCGAGGCCGCGGGCGAAGCGGCGGAACTCGCAGGTGTTGCCGACGACGCCGGTGCGCACGCGCACATGCGGGCGCAGGATGCCGGCGGCCTGGTAGGCCGCCTTGATCTGCTCGTCGAACTCGATCTGGGCGATCTGGGAAAGCTGGATGGACATCAGGTCCTCTCGCTGGCGTGGATGGGTTCACGCGGTGCGATAGGCCCTGGCCGCGAGGGTCGGCCTGGTGATCGGCCGATAGGCCCCTGGCTGCGGGGTCGTCCGCTGCCGGAAGCGCCGGCACGCCCGCGTCTCTGTCCGCGGTGTCAGGCCGGGCTTGGGGCCATCCAGGTCGGGCCCGCGCGGTGTGCGACGGCGCGGGCCCTCAGGGTGAGGAGGACAACACGACCCAGGATGGCCGCGCGGCGCGGCCACCCTCCCCGCTAGACACTGTTGCATCCGGCTGTCAACGGTTTCGTCACCGCGGCTGCCGCACGGTGCCGAGCGTCACCCCGGCCGCCTCGAGGCGACGGAGCATGTCGCGGCCCTTCTCGAGCAGCGCGCGGCCCGCGTCGGTCTGCTCGCCGCCGGCGGCGAAGCCCTGGCGCAGCAGCGCCCGCGCCTCCTCCTCGCTGCCGATCTCGGGGGCGGCGCCGGCGTTGATGCCGAGCGAGCGCTCGCCCGCGAGCTCGCGCAGCTTGGCGAGCGCGCGCACGCCATCGGCGGTGGCGGTGGCGCGCAGCGCGGCGAGCTCGTCGGTGGTGATCACCTGCTTGGCGGCCAGGCCCTTGAGCCAGGTGTCGACGCCGCGGATGATCGCCGGCCCCTGCTGGCCGAGCTTGGCCATCTCGGCCGCCATGGCCTGTTCCTGCGCGGCCTTGGCCTGCTCCGCGGTCATCGGGCGCGCGTCCTTGGTGAGCTCGGCGAGCGTGGTGAGGAACGGCGTGGCGAGCGCTTCAAGGTCCGCCTGGCTGAAGCCGCGCGCATGCGCCGCAGCCGTGGTGGCTTTCCACAGCGGATCGTCCGGCGTGATCAGGTCGGCGGGAATCTTGTCGTTGGCGGGCAGCTTGTAGTCATCGGGCGTCGGTGGCGGCTTGTGCTCGCCGCGCGAGACGATGCGGCGCAGGTCGGCCTGGCTCTTGATGAGCTCGGCGAGCTTCACCTCGCCCTTGTCGGCGTCCCAGAACGCATCGGGCAGGCCTTCGGGCCGCGCGGGTGCTGCCTTGGTCTGGGCCGGCTTCGCCTCTCCCGGGGGCGTGGGTGCGGTTTCGGCGGGTGCTGGGCTGGTGGCGGCGGGGTGCCCAGCGGGCGGGGCGGCGGGCACCTCGGTTGCGGGGGCGAGATCGAGCAGGCCGCCAGGGGCGGCGGCGGCGTCGGCATCGGTGGCGGTGTCGAGGGTCATGCGAGCCTCTGCGGGGTGATGATGGCATCGAGCGCGCGCACGAAGGCCTTGCGGCCCTCGGCGTGCGCGGCGGTGGCGAGGTCATCGCCGGGCATCCAGGTGGGCGCCTGCAGCAGCGTGGTTTTCCAGTGCAGCATCAGCGCCTGGCCTGCCGGCGTGGCGAACACCGCGCGCACGAGGCTTTCGTAGTCCTCGCGCTGCTGCTGCCAGGCGCGGGCGGCTTCGGTGGCGTGGGGCATGCTCATGCCGCACCTGCCATGGCCGGGGCGGCCAGTGTCTGCGGGGCGGTGAGGTTGTCGGCCACGCGGGCGACGGCGGGGCTCTTGGCGGCCATCTCGAGCATCTGCATCTCCTCGGTCTTGCGTGCCTGGGCCTGGCGCTCGGCTTCGGTGATGCGCAGCACGGCGGGCACCGAGAGGCGCTCGGCCAGCCAGGTTGCGAGGCGGTCGGTCGAGATGCCGCGGCGGATGAAGCCAGGGTCGAACGCCTCGAACGCCGCGCCCATCTGCACATAGCGGGCGATGGTCTGCACCTCGGCCATGTCCATCATCACCGCGAGCGGCGAGGTTGGCACGGCGCGGATGCTGTCATCGCGCATCAGGTCGAACACGCCAGGCAGCACGCCCTCGTCGTCGAGGATGTCGACGATGCGCTGCATCAGCGGCCGCGTGCCGTCGATGTAGAGGCGGCCGAAGGCGCCGGTCTGGCGGTTGTATTCGGCCATGCGCTGCTCGATCTCGGTCGCCGACACGTTGGACCTGATCTGGTCCGGCAGCGGAATGTCGAAGAGCGCGGCGCGGATGTCGCGGCGCAACTCCTCGATCACGATCTGGCTCAGGTCGAAACTGCCCGCGCGCGGCAGCGGCGCGAGCGACGGGCCACGCGGCCCGCCATTCGACGCCACCGGAATGATCGCGCCCGGCGTGAGGCGGATGGTCAGCGGGTTCAGCACCCCGTCGTCCACCGCCGTGTGCACGCCCGCGACGTTGAGCGCGGCATTCTGCAGCGTCAGTTCCTTTGCCTTGTTCAGCGTGCGGATGTCGGGCAGCGCCATCGTCAACGGCCCGTAGCCGTAGATTTCGCCGGGCGTGCGCATCCACCGCACGATGATCCACGGGCAGGCGCGCGCGGTGCGGTCGACCAGCACGTGCGTCTTGTGCAGCACGGCGATGCGCCAGGCCCGCCGCTCGTAGTCATAGGCCGTGGCGTGCAGGAGCTCGACCTCGTCGTCGGGCTTCTGCTCGACCTTGCGGGCGAGGTCGGCATCGAGTTCCGCGTCGGGCCAGGTGGGGCGGATTAGCCGCGCGGCCAGGCGCTGGGTGTGGAACGCCGCGCCGACGGTGCCGAACGGCCCGTCCTCGATCGCCACCGCGCCGATCGGCACGGCCTGGAAGCGGAGCGACGCGGCACCCCAGCCGCCAGCGGCGCGGCCAGGTTCGACCAGCAGCGCCATGGTGCCGCCGGCCAGGTCATGCGCGGCCTCGACGATGGCGAGGTCGAAATTGCTTTCCATCACCGCCTGGAAGATCAGGCGGTTGACGGCGTCGAGGCGCAGTTGCAGCGCCGCGCGGTCCGCCTCGTCCGCGTCGTCGAGCTCGGGCACCGAGAGGCGCAACTCGGCCCAGCGCTGCTGGGCCGGGAACATGGCCTGCACCACGCGGTTGGCGAAACGGCTGGTGCCATAGCACGCGGTGCTGTCGTAGATCGCGGTGGTGCGTTCCTGGCCTTCCGCCTTGCGGGTGATGGCGTCGCGCTGCGGCATGGCGAGCTCGACGATGTCGCGGAAGGTGGTCATGTAGCGGTCGAGGCGGGCGAACGCCGCCTTGGCGCGCTTGGCCAGCCCCTTGGCCTCCGCCTCGGTGAGCGGGGGAAGACGCGCGCTCATCCGAGCTTCTCCGCCCCGGCGGTGGCGCTGTCGGGCACGCCGGTTTCGGCGCCGCCGAGCAGGCTGACGCGCCCGCTGCCGCGGCCGAGCATGGCGCGCAGGCGGCTCTGCTTCTGCGCCTCGAGCTCGGCGGCGCGCTTGCGCTCGTCCTCAAGCTGCTGCTTCTGCGCGGCGATCAGGCCTGGATCGGGCCCCTTGGGCTTGGGCGGCGAGAAGATGGCTCCCATGGCGTCAGGCTCCTTGCTGGCTGGGGGGAAGCGAGGTGAGCGGCAGCACGGGCACGGCGCCGCGGCGGCGCAGGGCGCGGGCGAGCTGCCGCGGCGTGATGACCGACCAGGCGCGCAGGCCGATGGCGGCCTTGATCACCTCGGTGCAGGTCACGAGCGGGCGCAGCGGCGGCCGGCGATGCGGGCCGGGCGGCACCCCCGGAAAGGCGAGCGTCCAGATGCCCGCGTTGACGAAGTGCCGCGTCACCTGCTCGACCGGCTGGGGGAAGTACTCGACCGTGAGCCGGCCGGCGAGCGGATCGACGAACAGCGTGCCGCCGTCGCCGGCCGGGCACCAGGCGCAGACATGGCGATAGCCGGGCGCGGTGAACCAGCGCCACCAGCGCCAGCCGCCGCGCGGGGCGATGCCGCTGTCGGCCGTCGGGAAGCCCACGAACCACATGGCTCACGCGCCCCTGTGCAGCGGGTCGAGCGGCTGGCCCGCCTGCAGGGCCGGCACGATCTTGTGCAGCCAGCAGGCGATGGTGACGCGCTGGCGCTCGATCGGGGTCAGCTCGGCGAAGGGCAGGCCGCGGGTGATGCGCGAGGGCAGGCCGGCATCGGGGTTGCGCCACTCGGGGGCGCGGATGAGGTGCCGGCCGGTCCTGTCCCACCAGGCGCCGCCGATGGCGACCAGCTCGCGCTCGGTGACGCCGAGCACGCGGCGGGCCTCGTCGAACGTCGCGACCTCGTCCGGCGTGAGGTCCGGCACGGGCAGGTATTCGACGCCGCCCTCGCCGTCCTCGGGCAGCAGCGCGACCGGCGGCGGCTTCATCGCCGCGCCGTCCCTGCCGGCTGGCCCGGCATCTGCGGCAGGGTGGAGCGCACGCGCAGCGGGTCGGCCGCATAGGCCTGCCGCACCAGCGCCTCGACCAGGTGCTCGGGGCTGCGGCCCTCGCGCGCGGCGGCCATCAGCAGCCAGTCGTGGTGCCGGTCCTGCAGCGTGATCGTCACCGTGGGGCGCGGCACGGGCGGGCCCTCGACGAAGTCGGGGTCGGCCGAGGGTGGCAGCGCCTGGCCCGGCTGCGGCTCCGGCGCGTCGGCGGCGGTGATGGCGACGGGCTTGGGCTGCAGCTCGCCGTCGCTGCCGCGGCGGTGGTGCTTCTGGCCAGGGTCGAGCGTGATGGTGGTCACGGGCATGCGGCGTGGTCCTTTCAGGGGCGGAAGCCGGTTGCGGCGACGATGGGCTGCGCGAAGCGGGCGCTGGCGCGGGGGTCGCGCGCCTTGGCCTCGGCATAGCCGCCGAGGTGGAGCAGCGCGTATTGCACGCTGTCGGCGACGTGGCTGGCGCCGTTGGGGCTGTGCTTGTCGGGCACGTCCTCGCGCCGCCACTGGCCGGGGCCCACGGGGATGCGGCGGAAGCGATAGTCGGCCTCGAGCGCGCGGCGCGTGCGCTTCATCGTCGGCGACAGGATCAGGCCCGGCGTGGTGCCGTCGATCCATGTGGTCAGCGGCCGGCGGATGGCCTCGAGGCGGGGGGCGACCTTGTTGGTCGGCGCGCCGACGATGCGGATGCGCGCCACGCGCGCCACGGTCTCGATCCAGTCGTCATCGCCGGCCAGGCGGTCGGCGCCGTAGGCGGCGGAGGGGTCGGCCACGCCGATGATGGATTTGGGGTCGATTTCGCGGAACTCCTCGGCCAGGAGTTGCGCGAGGCTCTCGCCGAAGCGGCGGGGGCCCATCACGCCGCTCGCGGGGGCGACCAGCTCGGCGAGGCCGCGCCACTGCCCGGAGGTGTCGCGCTGCCAGAACGTGGCCGCCGGCGTGCCGCCCGCATCGATGCCGATCACGAGCTGGCGGTAAGGGCTCGGCCGCAGCGGCGCGGCCGCCACGTGGTGCGCGGCGTTGAACTCGGGAAACACCGGGTCGGCATCGCGGGAGTAGCCCGGCAGGGCATCGACGAAGCGGCGCGCCTCCCAGGGCTGCATGGTCCGCCGCAGGGTCTCGTAGTAGTCGGCGGTGATGCCTGGCGGGCGCTCGGCGTTGGGCTCGAGCCCGCCGGGCAGGCGGTAGAGCTTCACGCCCTCGCGCGGCTGCTCGACCATGTCGCGGTAGAGCCAGTGGTCGGTGTCGGTGGCGTTGCAGGTGCCCCACACGAAGCGCCGCGGCGGGTGGCGCTCGGGGTCGAGCTGCTGCGCCAGGCGGTAGCGGCCGCAGCGCGAGAGCAGCCAGGGCAGCGCGCGCTCGTCGAGCAGGTCGCACTCGTCGACATAGGCCCATGACCCTTCCCAGCCGCGCAGCGCCTCCTCGAGGCGCTGTTCGCCGAAGGCCTTGAACTCGACGATGAGCTCGACGCGGCCGCCGTCGGGATGGGTCAGCACCAGCTCGTGCGTGGCGGGCTCGTCCTTGCCGCCGGTCCAGCGCCCGGAGCTTTGCGGGATCCACGCCCACCAGCTCGGGATCGTCGTCGCCCAAAGGTCGCGGAAGGTGCGGCGGATCACCGCGCCCTTGACGCGCCGGACGCCGTCACGCTCGGGCCGGACGAAGTAGGACGCGACCAGGCCGCGCATCAGCGCGGTCACGGTCTTGCCGCTGCCGACGGGCCCCCACAGAACCGCGATGTCGTCCTGCGCCTCGAGGAAGGCCGCGCTGATGGGACCAGGCGCGCGGAAGGTGGTGGCGGCCTCGCTCATGCCCCCAGGCCCCTGGCCGCGCTGGTCGATGGTCCCGCGCCCCCTGCCGGATGGGCGCGGAAATTTTCACGCTTGACGGACAGAGGGGCGACGACGCGAGCGGCGGCCGGGCTTTGGCCCCCCCCCGGGTCGCGAACGCACGCGGCGCCGCGCGCGCGCAGGCCCCCCCTGGCGCGCGGAAGATCGGCACGCGCGCGCAGCCGCTCGCCAGGCGCGAGCGACTGATTGGTGATCAGTCGGATGACGCGCGAAAAATCGCGGATTTCTGCGGGTTCACGGCGCATCGTTAGACTCCGCATCGTTAGACTCGCCCGCGTCTGCATCGCTAAGCGCTTGATCCAACGCGATTTTCAGAACGCCCATGGCCTCGGCTGGTGCGGCCGTCATCCTGGCCGCCGCATCCGGCGTGACCTGCAGCACCACCGGCGCGGCGGCGACGTTGTCGAGCGTCACGGCGGTCGGCTGCCTGCCGTGCACGTAGGGCATCAGCGCCTCGGTGACGCGCAGCCAGCGGTCGAACCCGTCGACCAGGCTGACCCCGAGCTCCCGCGCCAGCGCGGCCGGGCCGTCGTGCATGACCCGCGCCAGCGCCTCGAGCGGCGAGCCGTAGCGGCTGGTGACGTAGCGCGCCCATTCCTCGGTGCGCCGGTTCTTCGACCCCTTCGGCCGCCCGCGCGAGGGCTGCTCGACCAGCTCGGCCCGCTGCGCCGCGGCCTCCGCCTCGCCCGCGCCTGGCAGCAGCGCGAGCTGCTCCGCCGCCGGCGTAGGCGCCTGCGCGGGGTCGAATGTGGCGGCCAACACGGCCGCCACGCCCTCAACCGGCCCGCCGCGCGCCACAGCTAACCCCTTGTTTATGCTCACTTCCGCTTCGGCGGAGGCGGTACAGCGTACCGTTGATGTACCGCAACCTGTACCGCTTTAAGTGATTGATATAATTCATAAATCTAGTAAGCGGTACAGCGGTACAGTTACGCGCGCGCGCATGAACGAAAACGCCATAGAAGGCGCAAAACGCCTGTACCGGCGTACCGTTTGCATTTTCGTGAGGATTTTCAGCGCCTTGGCCGGTACAATTCCCTGTAACGGTGCTGTACCGCCTTGTACCGGTTGATTTATCTTGGTTTTCTTCGCACCGGCACCAGTCAGCGCCATGCAGCCACGCGCGCTGACGATTGGCTGAATTCCTGCCACGGGTCAGGGATGCAACGCAAGGACAATCTGCGTGAGCGGGGCTCGCGCCGGCATCGACCGCTAAACACCCCCCTAGAAGCCCGTAGGAACGCGCTGGATGCGTCCGACGAGGCAGGCCGCTAGGGTGGTAGCGACGAGAGGCGAAGGCCGCTGTAGCGCAATTCTGAGGCGATTGCGTGCTACATACCATGGCACGCACCTTCACGACCCTGCGCCGTCGTCGGCCAGCACGTGCGTGAGCGGCACCAGCACGGCCCGCGCCTGGGGCCCCCTGAACCGGATCGGGATCGTGCTCGGCCGTGCACCCGGCGCCCGCAGCAGCGCCTGCCGCCACACGCCGGAGGCGCCGCTGCGCCCCCGCCAGTGCGTGTTGTCAAACACCTGCGCCAGGTTCCGATGGTCGTTCGCCACCGCAAGGTCCGGCCCGTCGATGTCGGGGTGCACGCGCAGCCCGTAGCTCGCCAGCACGGATTGCGCATCCTCGCGGTCGGCGCGCGTCGGCACCTGGTTGTCGGGCATGACCGGCCGACCGGCGGCGATCGCAATCAGCGTGCCGACGCTGCGCTGCTCGCCGCCTGACCACTTCGCCTGCGCGAGCGAACTCATCAGGTGGCCGATGCAGCGCTGCCAGTCGGCCAGCTCGTCGGCACGGTCCTCGTCGGTAGCGTTCACCACGCTTTCGGTCACGCGGCGCAGCGTGTCGCCATCGGGCGGGTGGTCGTGCAGCAGCACGTCGGCGCAGGCGAGCAGGGTGCCGAACTGCGCGGCGCCGCGATAATCAAGCCCGCGCGCCATCAGCTCGGCCTGCCACTGGCCGAGGATCGGCGCGTCGCCTTGCGTGAGCGCGGGCCACCGGTCGGCCATCCGCCGCAGCAGCCGCCGGCCGAGCCGCGCCAGGTGGTCGGGGTCGAGCCGGATCATGGCCCCAGCCGGCAGGCTGCGGAGGTGCAGGAACGCGATCCGGCTGCGGTCCTGCGCCGACATCGGCGGGTGCAGGATCGAGCTGTAGAGCGTGCAGAACCGGACGTGAAACTCAGCGCCTTCATGGTCGGCGCCGCCACGCATGATGGTGCCGCCCGAGGACGCGATGCGCGCCAGCTTGACCACCGCTGCCAACCGGCTGTTGTCCTCTTCGGCCTCGGCCTCGTCGAACGCGACGGGCAGTGCGTCGAATTTCATCCGTTGCCGGATGGCGGCCTCGGTCGCGTCGGCCAGGCTGTAGATGCTCTCGCCGTCGCCGAACAGGTGTTTCAGCACGTCCTGCAGGGTGCTCTTGCCGGTGCCCTTGTCGCCGGTGATCCACACGGCCGGCCGCCACGCGAGCGCGCCGCCGACCATCGCCGCGCCGATCCAGCCGAGAAACAGCATGGGGTCGAGCTTCGGCCGCGCCCAGGACCAGGACTGCAGCAGCGTGCGCAGTTCCATGGCGGCGCCGTCCGCACCGCCGGGCTCGCGCTCGTCGGCAGGGCGCGGCCGGGCGCGCATGACGGGATAGACGAATTGGTCGCGCATGCCGCAGGGTTCGTATCGGCCGCGCACATAGAGCGTGTCGCCCAGGTGCAGGATCAGGTCGCCGTCGCGGCCGAGCCACGCGCCGCGGCCGCGCAGGCGCGTGTCCGGACTCCACACGCCGCGCTGCGCGCAGGCGTGCATCAGGTCGCGGGCGACGCGCTCTGCGGCGAAGTCGCCGGTGGGTTGCCCGTCTCTGTTGGTGCGCGGGTGCCATTCCACGAGAAACCCGTGGTGGGGGCTGAACAGTGCCATGATGTTGAGCTTCGAGTGTTCGCGCGCCGTCAACACACGCAGCTCTCCCAACGCTGAGAGGTAGAAAAACAAACCGTTCTGCGTCCCCAGCGGCGTCACCGGGCAGCCGTCGGGCAGCAGTTGCGGTTTGCGGCCGCCCTGGTCGGTCTCGCGCAGCGTGGATCGCAGCGTGCGTATCGTCATGCCGCGCCGTCCTCTGACGTCTGTTTGGTGTTCGCCGCGGCCTCCGCTGCGGCCTCGTGCTGTGCCCAGGCGTTCCAATCCTTGAAGCCACGCGCCGGCTCCGCCACGCGCACGCTCCGGCCTTCGCGCAGCCAGCGGTCAATCGCCGCCTCGCGCGCCTGGCGCGGCTGGGGATTCTCGCCGTCGCGGTCGGCGATCAGCACGACCTCGGAACACTGCGGCGGCAGCATGATGGCCGGCAGGTTGCCGGAGGAGACGGCCGCGAGCACCCGCCACTCGGGGCATTCGAGCGCCACCGTCAGCGCGTTCTCGATTCCTTCGGCGATCGCGACGACGTCGCCGGGCGGCGCATCCGAAAGCGGCCTGTTGGAGGCACCGCGCCAGAGCCGGATCGTGCCGCCTTTCATCGGGCCGAAGACCATCTTGGCCGGTTCGGCCGGCGCCTTGCCCCATCGCCCGGTGCGCGCGTCCTGCGCGAGCCAGGTGCAGTGCGTGGCGATGTGCGCGCCGTGCGCGCTGGTGATCGCCGCGACCATGGCGGGCATCTTTTGGCCGGTCGGGCGGTGGAACAATGACGGGTGGAAGCGCAGCGCGCGCGGCTGACGGCCGAGCGTGGCGAGGTCGATGGCGCGGCCGCGCAGATAGGCGTCGACCGGCGTGCCGGCGATGCGCGGATGCGCACTGCGCCACATGGCGAGGGCGA